GTCATAATCTTCCGTCATCATTTAACCCCAAAATGTTCTAGTACATACTTGCCAACACTATGATATTGGTGTTGGTTTATACTTGCGATGTCGGCACATTCCCTGACAATCAACTCGGCGAACCGTTGAATGAACTGTTCTTGTGTATCCCAATTATCTGGATCTGAATCTTCTCTAGCAGCCTTGAGCCAACATTCTTTAATTCGTTCGTTCATTCTTCATTTCCACATTTTTAAGGTTTCCATCCTTATCAAAAGTAAATCTACAATTGACGGGATCATCAAAGTTTACACCAATAGGATTACGACCGGCGTTGTAATATTCTTCACTCCACCAGATATGATCCTCATAAACAATATCACCGTTTTCTAAGCGAGTAACACCGGGAAATGGATTTTTAATCGTTGTCATTCTTCAACTCCGAAATGTTTTATTTTCATTCCACGCCAAATAGGGGTCATTTGCTCTCTATTAAAATATGGGTAGTAGATACCATCGTCTAGGATAACATCTAAAGGAAGATATTGTTCCTGATTATGTGTGTTGAAATATCTAGCAGATTTATAATCACCGGATCTACTCAAATCGCAGTCTCTCAAATAATAGGGATTTTCTACCATAGTCTTAATAATTCGTTCATTCATTTATGAAAACTCCCTAGAACAAAAAGCATAACCCTCTGGGTCATTCCAATCGAAATCTGCGTTATACCACGCTATTCCAGCTGGGCCGGGCTTTTTACCTTCATCGTTATGTTGAAGGTTCTTATGACCATCATTACGACAATAACCTGGAGACTTTTCGCCTTCTATTAAATTAACCAACCATGCATAATCGATTCGCGTGCCATATTCGTCCACGATGGTTTTGTCCTTAAGAAATTCCTTCCAATCGCGCCAAGACACTAGCTTCTCAGGACGATAGCCTTGAAAAAAGAAGGACCAACCATAACTAGATTTACCAATGTGGTAGTCTTTATCATATCTATTGCAATACTCACAATGGTTAGTCGCTACATAATAATTAGTACCCATTGTTCTTCTCTCTCAGTTTAGCCTCAATAGCTCTGGCATATTCACTCAATGTTTTGTTGGCAGGCCATTCTATGCTGTCAATTTCTTCATCAGTTAACTGAATCCATTTAGCCTTTCCTGCAGGTATATCTTCATTGTAGGCTTTGTCTTTATCGTTCATTCTTTAACTCCAAATTGTCGCTTGATGTAATCGCTTGGTTTAGTTTCTGTAGGATCCATATCCTGAGGACAACCAAGACCTTCAAATACATCGGCATAATAACCGCATTGCTTCACAATCAATTCGGCGAAAATCCTACAAAAGGCAGGATGAAATTCACTGCCCTGATCTACTTCAACATCTGCCAATTCTTCTGCTTGGTAGGCTAGTTCTTGAATTAGTTCGTTCATCACAAAACCCTTACAATAACGGTGTCTTCATTCAATCGACCTGTAGCAGCAGATTCTTTCGTAGTCAACTCAGTCATCAACTTACGCAGAACAATCTTACCACCACTCAAAACGTTTTTGATTGTCACTTCAGGCTTTCGTAAACGCTTACTGATTGAAGTGGCTTCTTCAAAGTTTTGTAGCGTAGTGCCTTTAACAGTCAAGCCTTTTGCATTGTTCGCATTGTAGACGGACAACGTGCGAGTCTTGGTGTTGAATGTCCAGACTTGTAGCGCACCAATCATCTTTTCTGGATTGGTACTGGCAATGCCAAGTTCGGCAAACTCTTTCATGTATTTCACTTTTGATACAAGCACACTTGCAGGCTTTTCTTTGACCTTGCGCTTCTTACGAACAGGCTTGTTTTCTACACTCAGTTTGTTTGCGCCAACAACGATTGAATCCAAAAAGTCCTTGAATCGCTTGAGTTCTGGCTTAGTGAAATTTGAGTAACCTTCGACAAGTTGTGGATCAGCGCCAGCAATAGCATCACGAATTTCTTCAGAAACACTAACGTAGTAATCGCACACTTTCTTTGCGACAACGGAAGACATATTGCGAGAATTGAGATAGTTCTCCATGTCAACGTTTGACTTGCACTTGTTAATCACAAAGTCATCGACCATACCTTCAAGTTCAGCAATTTCATCGCTTGCTTTTTCGCGAATGCGGTCCTGAATAGATACTACAACGGTAGGTGTTGCGGTATCATCTTTTTCTTTCTTCACAGAATAATTTTGCTTTGCCTTCAACAGCAATGCTTTGAACTGTTCTACAAATCGATTGCGAACATTTTCATCAGGCGTATATCCTAGGCACATCATTCGTGCTAGTTTGCCTGTAGTCAGATTCATTTCAGAATCACTTAGCGAACGAATCAAAGCAATTTCATCTTTGTTTCGACCAACAGACTGCATGTATTCCAAAAGAAATACTTTTGCTTGTTTCTTGTCGGTGAAGTAACTGTACCAGTTTAATGATGCGGATAGCGCAATACGATTTTGTTCTTCCGACATAGAATCTTGTTTGGACCAAGAAGGCTCTTGACCCATCCATTTTTCTTCACCGCCAGTCGAAATTCTCGACAGTTTCATGATTTATTTTCCTAGAGTAAACTCAATCTTTCGAATAGAATCATAACGGAAGGAACGCCACTCATTCTTTTCCAAGTCAACGACCGATAGTGTATCATCATTAGATGCACGGACACGTTCAGTTTTCTTTTCATAAGACGGCATATGTTCTTCACGCAATGAACACTTCATAACACGCATTGTACCATCTTTCTTTTGGAAAGTCAATGTCGCGGTTTCGTTCTTTAGAATGCCTCTCAGAAATTCACGGAATTGCTTTTGCTCTTTTGCAGTAGCCTTTGCATAGTAGCCTTCAATCATAGTATTAGGCATATCTTTATCCTCTTTGTTCATGTTAATTTTTCACCTTTACAAATTCGCCTGGATCGTAATTCAGTTTCTCAGATACAATTTTACCCTTGTATTCGTATGTCACTTGATAGCCGGTAACCACATTCAGAATTTGCTCCTCATGAATGTTTCGGCATGTTATCTGATTGTTTGGAATTACTTTGATAATATTTTCGTGTTTGTCTATATGTGTGCGCTCAACAACTTTTTGACACACTCGATTTGTAATGAGTCTAGGAACATGATCAATAATCAAAGTCTTGGATAAAATCTTTGCCATATATTGATCATGTGTATTTGAAGTATTGTCCTTAACCAAGGTCACCTCTGCATAGGCAGATGTAGTGGAAATTAGCAAAGCATAACAAATTAATTTTTTCATTCTAGCACATAAACCCGCTTCACAACCCTAACAGAAACCCTAGTTCCTGGGTCGCGTGTTAATCTAACAGTTCTCAACTCTCCATCATATTCGATGGTTACATTGTATCCATTGATACGATTATAATATTCTCTATCATGATATGTGGTGCAAGACTGATTGGCATTTTCTGTAACATGATCTCCAATCACTGCGCCAGCAATAGCACCAACGACAGTACCAGTATCTTTATCTTTGGCAAGATTTCGACCAACCGCACCTCCAACTATTGCACCAACAACAGGTCCTGCACTATTTTGGCGTTCTACTAGAACACATGAAGTTCTTGGAACAGTTCTATATGCAGATGAAAGAATTGGTTCAACGCCCAAAACCCTTGCATATCCATGAGTAACAATTTCTTGAGCCGATACAATAGTCGCATAACTAGCAATTACAGCAGCAACTATCATTTTAATTTTCATTTTTCCCCCACTTTCAATAAATGACGAGTTAAATACATAAACCAAGCAACACCCAATAACTGTTCAATTCCTATTTCAATTATAGGACCAAACAATGCATTGATTGCAAGTAAAGTAATCCATGATCCTAAACCATACCAAATTACATTTATAAAAATTGCACCTAAGAAAAACCAAAACACCATTTTTCCTGCTTGTTCTTTGCTTAAGTGTTTTGTTGCTTCGTTGAATGCATTTTTAAATGCATCATTAGTATTAAATTGCATAAAATTTCCTATTTTTAATTAAAATGTATTTAGACTAGGCTCATATGCTGCAATATATTCACGTTCAGTTTGATGAGCATTTTTGCGGCCGCGCACTACATCAAGCACCTCATATCGCCATTCACAATCGGACAATTCGCGCAAAGCACGACATAAGTTCCAGTCCTTGTCCTCGCAAATTGCACGACTTACATGTTTTTGCCAGCGAATCTTTACGGACTTGAGATACGCTTGACCGAGAGCAACCGTCAAACCAATATAGGTATCACCGGTGTCTACGCAAGTCACCTGATAAATCACATGATTTCTGTCGGAACGTTTCTTTCTCATATATACATAGTATACCACATTGAGAAAGTTTGTCAAGAACTTTTTTGATGTGTTGCACAAAAACAACACTGTGTTGTATAAAAACAACATTAATAGGACTTTATATGATATATTACGACTATTATGTGCATTGTATGATACAAATATGGTTTTTGCCATATTTTTTGTTAAAAATTAGTCCCAAAGTCCCCTATAATATTTACCAAAAAGACGTAAACCATTGTCAATACGCTTAGAGTGTTCCGCATAACCTTCAGCATCAAACTTTGCGGTATGTTCAGGACCCTCTTTAAGTTGATGCAGTCTAGGAGTTCCATCTTCTTTCCAATCAGAAACTTCGGTATAAAAGTCATGTTTGCCCGTATGAAACTGAGACTCCCAATCAGTAGATAATTGTTCGAATGCCCAAATCATTTCATCCATTACCCATTCCCAACGCATATGAATAAGGTCCCATGATGCTTCATCGGCTGCATCTTTACTGTCAGGAAACAAATCTAATTGTTCGTAATCATGTTCTTTATATGTAGTGTGAAATTTTTCAGGCACATCTTCATCGTCCACAATTTGAGAACCATGCTTTGTTGCTTTGAGTTGCTTCAGCATAGGAAGAATGATAGGATTCAAAGTTGAATCCATGTTCCAAGTATCATACTTATCGATCTTCACATAGATAATGCGTTTTTTCTTGGATTCAATCCAAAGCAAAAACTTATAAAGAAGAGTCTCTTTACGATCTTCTCTATCTAAAAACTTTTTGGGATCATCACCTTTTTTAGATTCAGGCTCTACACTACCATATGCAAGCCATTCGCCAAAGTTATGCACCCAATCAGGAGTTTGTTTAAATCCATATTCGTCTTTTTCTTTTTTTGCCCAAAAGCAAAGTTTCTCTGCAAGTTGGTATGGACCAAACCAGTTTTTATATGGACCAATATAAACTTTCATTTCCAATCATCTTCCGTGCGTTCAATTTTTAAAAGTAATTTTTTGGCAGAATCTCTAACTTCTTGAGTAACTGCCCATCCAAATCCTTCTGGATGATTTAATTCCCTTAGAAAAATTTTAATTTCTTCGTTAAGCGACTTCGGGCCCGTTGTCTTCAACTGTCTTTGATTTTCCATTTTTGTTATCCACAATTAAATGTAAATTATTAAAAGGTTTTGTGCTGAACCACTCAGGAATTTTTTCCGCAACTAGTTCAAAATGATAATCGTCTGGATAGTGTCGTAAAATCCAGAGTACCCTTGAACGAATTGCTTTAGGCACTCTAGGAGTTTTTTTAGAATCAAGCAAATCTTCTAAAAGTTGTTTACCGCATTTTAATGCGCGATATCTTTCGTCAGGTAGCGTCATCTTCTTTCCATTCTGTAAAAAATGTCTCTTTCTTTTTTTCATCCGACCAAGTATGACAATAATCATTGTCTTCGTTACAGATTCGCAATGCTTCTTCTTCAGTCACAACACGATGAGAAACAATTGTCTCACCAAGATGTTTCTGAGAAAATTCTTTTGCTTCTTCCATTGATACAACATCGAGTGCCCATTCCGATTTATTTTTACCATAACGATCCGTGCCAACAGGAACTTCAACTACATATCGCTGACGAAATGTAGAGATACATTCTACCATTACCAATTGTGTTTCAACTTTCTTTTGCATAGTCCAACTCCCATCCTTATTGTCAATCCATTCAATCGTGTCTCCAGGTTGCCAACCTGTTTCCTCTAGTATATCATCATTCAGAGGAAGAATCAAGTCTCCTGTTTCGGGATCCTCTTCCAAAGTAATAATCCATTGCTTTGCCATAATTTACCTCCTTAAATTACATTGATTATAAAACAATTCACGCTGTTTGTCAAGTTATCAGTCGAATCAAACCAATGCTATCGATTGCAGTTAGCAAGAGGTAGTTAGCCAACATGCCGAATGATTTGCGAGTATACGCTGCCCAAGCATACATTGCACAGCCAGCGATCCATAAAGGATACAAAACTAATAATGGAGGACTAGGTACAGTTATAGCCATTGTAATACAACATCCAATACTAATAGCCCAAGCACACAATTCTACAAAAAATCTAAAACGATTGGATTTCCAATCATCTTTAATCCATTCTAAAGTCGGTCTAAAAATTTCATTTAACATGTTAGTCCAAATTAAATAAATCAGAATTATTTTTTACAAAATGCATTCGAATTGAATTCCATTGTTCAAACAACTCAGAAGAATCATTTTTTACTATAGTAGTTTTCATTTTATTGAGTGCGTCTAAAACACTAGTAAAATCACCAACCTGATCCTTATAAACCGAATAATCATAAGGTTTAAAATAAATTTTATATTTACCATCTTTAATAATTAGAAATGTAGAAAACAACCTCTCAATTAAAAATGGAAACATATTAAGTGTATTATCTCTAGAATAATTTGCACTATCGTTGTAAATTTTTTTTGTGTTTTCTGACAAATTATCTATTGCACTAATAATTTTTGAAAGAAAATCAATATAGTCTTCCCAAAAATTTTTACGCGCAACGAAATAACTACAATAACAAGTATTTTTTTCAGTCATAAATGCTTTTATCACATCATCATTATATCCAGCAGCAATTAAAGTTTCGCTTGCAACTTTTCTAAGTCCCTTATGAAAGAATTCTCCTTGTTCCCATACATTGTATGTAAGTGCATTAACAGCCCTTGCATGATTAAAAATCCAAACATCATTATCTGAATTATTATCAATAGATACTTTAATTTCTTCAGAAGAATATTTTAATTTTGCTTCCCACCTTGGTCCAAGAAATCCCCATGCATCCAAATCTTTTGTAACTTCATCATTCATTGCTTTGGTAAATGAATGATATTCACGCAATTCTGGATGTTCATTTTTAGTGTTATCAAATGGTGTTAATGGTGATTGAACCAAATTTAATTGCCTAGGCTCAAAACAAATTTGAAAAATTTTATAGTTCATTAGTCTGAAATCTCCCCACCATTTGGTGCAATGTTACCTTGCACACCAATTTTCTTTGGATTAATAATTAGAGTATGATGTAAATGATGAAATAGTAAATGTTCAATATCAATATATCCGCCAGAATTTAATCTTTTTTGCATATGATTGAACATATCAGAATATGTGTCGCGAATATATTCTAAATGAATTGCATCAAAACTCCATAAACGACTCATATATTGCATTGTTACTCCACCAGTAATTGTAGAGTTAAACTGTGATGTATATGGTCCTCGAATAAGAATTTTATCAGTTGCGTTCATATGTTCTTCATAATTGAAATTGTCGTTCAACACATATCGACCACTCATTTTAAAAATTCTATCGTAATGAGGTAACTTAATATTTTCAGTTGTCATTAAATCAAAAAAAGATCCAAACATGACAATTTCAATCATGTTCTTTACAACATCCCAATTTTCTACTTTTTGAATTTGTTTTACAGTATCTTCTTGAGTAAAATCATAAAATCTATAAATGTAACGAGACAAAAGTTTCTTTTCTTCTACTGTTGGTGATTCCTGTCCACCATCAAGTAAAATAATATCCGCGTCACATCGTTCTTTGATTGACTTACAAGTTTCAATTGTTTGCTCTAATCTCTGTTGTGAATCATACACACCGAAGCGAGTATGTAATGCAGAAGATACTAGAAATAAACTTTTATTTTTCTGCGGTTTTTGTAATTCGCTTGGTTGCTGGCTTTCTTGATTTAGATTTTGATTCATTGTCTTTTTTCGCCTTTTTCAATATTTTTTCACTTTTAGATTGAATTCTTTTAATTACTTCTTGACCATCCATCCAAATGTCTTTATTGTCGAGAATTGCTTTTATCTCTTCAGGATTTAAAAAATCTTCATAAACGCTTCTAAGTATATTTTCGGACCATTTTCTTTCATGAATAATATTATCATACATTTCGCCGCCTTTGCCTATTGCCATGCCAGAATAATTATGAAACATGAACATAGAATGTTCTGAAACTTCAAAATTTTCTCCGGCTAGAAATATCATAGTTGCAGCAGACATACATGCGCCTTCAACAGAAACAACAATTGTTGCACTCGATTCTGCTATAACTCGCATAAACTGAATAGCGGTAAATAGATCGCCGCCAGGAGAATTTATATGAATTTTTACAATGTCAGTTTCTCCAGCATTTCTAATTGTATCAAACCATTCAATGTATTCTTTAGGTTCTTCAACAGGGCCACTTAAATAAAAGGTGTGTAGTAATCCTATCGGTTTAGTATCTACACTATTGTCACCACTTAAAAGATTCAGTAAATTTGGTTTTTTCATAATACTCCACCTTTTTTATTATAACATTTTATATAGTATTCGTCAAGTGATATACACCATATTTACATATGTAATAAGAATCAATTAGATCAGAAGAGGGATTCCATTGCTTTTCAGTCATATGTAAAACGTCTTTAAGTTTTACCAAATTTTCTTCTTCAAATACATCTTGCATTCTTTCTTTATTTGCATTACCTTTGCCAGTGGCAAATTTTTTTATGACGGTAGGTGGAACGGTAGTAAAAGGTATTTGAAGCATCCACAAGCGATACTTAAGAACACCAGTATTCTCTGCTATGTGAAATACTTTACCTTTTGATCCCATTGAATAATCTTCAATGAATACATGAACCGCGCAACTATCTAATATTCTATCAATAAAGTAACTAGAAATCAAGTCATAACGATTCATATTATTATCAAACTCAAAGTATTTTCCATGAACATTTTTTAATGGAGAATCATCATACTTTTTGATTTGTGTCATAAAGAAAAATTCACAATTTTCAAATTTAAATTTTGTTTCAGTATCGTATATGCAAATTGCGGGAGAAGTCATTGAATAATCAATGCCTGCTATAATCATTAAGTTTTATCTTCCCATTTCCACTCTTCTTCATCAAGTGCTTCGCCTGTTAATTGATCCCAATCCTCATCAGACCATTCATCCGAGTTTTCTGAAGTTGTTACATTATCCTCAGTTAATTCTGATCCACAGAATGAGCAATGTGATGGAATTCTAATTTCTGTTTCATCAATATACACGGAATATTCCGCATCACAATTTTCGCAAATTATATCGTGTGATGGCATTTTATTTTCTCCTACTCGTAAGTTACTTTTGTAGAATCTCCCAAAGCCCATTTTGGATTTTGTTCTACAACATATTTTTTTGTGCAAACCTCAAAATCTGGAAACAATAATTCTTTAGGATTACTTGCTGCATCAAGAAAAATACAACGATTATTTGGTTGTGCAGCATATTGTCCATTTTCAAGTTCTAAAAAATTATATGATTTATGATCTTCTGGATTTTCACTATCCCCTACATCTAGAGTTTCATCTGATGCACAATTATCAACTGTAAACATATAATTTCCATGATACCATTCTTTATTTTTTGCATAAAATTTACCACTCAAATTACTTAAAAACGATTTTTGAATTAATGTCATATCATAACTCAAACAATCCCATATTTGTAAATGGTCTAAAGGTAAAAATTTATTTATCTCTAAATCATGATTTCTGCTTACATATGCATGTAATGGAAGTTTATCATACAATGCACCATACTCAGGTAAGTATGATTCAATAAAAAATGCTCTGCGGCTCATCGATTTAATTGATACCCAAATACACGGCACATATTCACCAAAACCTTTTTTAAAGTTGTAAAGAAATTCTTTTCGAATATAACACCTAACTCTTGGTGTATTTGCGACTAGAAACATTTATTTACTCATTAACTTTAAATTGAGAACAAAATTTTCAACAATTAATTTTGTAATCGTTGCTAACATAGCAGTTTGATTGTTAATGTGCCAAGGTTCATTGAATTGCTCAATTACTGACGTTGCAATCAATCGATATGCATCATCTTCGTTTACGTTTAACATACCCCAATCAATGGGATCTTCAATTTCAACTTCTTTTGCTAAAGCTACAAGAGTTTCTGGTGTCATATTTTTCCTTTACTTTCACTTTATAAAAACTAAATTGTTCTTAAAAATATTCCATGCTTCGTTCCAACTCCAACGAAGACTTTTTTCTTCTACAATTTTTCTATTTAATCTAAGACATTCATCAATTGCAAAAGTTAAATCATTACTCATATATCCAGTAAATCCTTCATCGATGACATCAATAGGACCTTGTGTAGGATATGCTGCCACAGGGGTGCCACACGCCATTGCTTCAATCATCACAATACCAAAGGTTTCCCATTTGCTTGGAAAAACAAATACATCAGCATTTGCAAAATATTCTGCTAAATCTTTTCCTACTTTAAATCCAACAAAATTGACATCAGGATAATTCTTCTTATATATCTCTAACATTGGTCCATCACCAACCATAGTCTTGCGAGCATTTGAATATTTTAATTCAAA